CCCCGGCTTGATGCGCTTGGTGGCCAAGCGTGTCTGAGCCAGCACCAGGGCGAAAGGGATCTGCCTGCGCTGAATGTCAGAGATTTCGCGGGCCAGCGGGACGCTGTCGATATCTAACTTAATGTCAATCATGCCCGACTCCGAGGCCTACCTAGACAGTACCGATCACGTCACGAACAGGGGCCGGCGCGCGGAAAAGCTGGCCGCGCTGCTCAGCCAACAAGGCGTGAAGATGGGAATGCAGCGTCTCGCCAACTTCGCCCTTGGCATGCTCGATCATGCTGGCAGTGCGCTCGATGGCATCAGTCAGCGGACACCCAACCAGCAGCGCCTCACCAGCGACCAGCTCGACGGTCGCGATAGCTTCAACCGCCTGCGCGGGCTGGGCCGGGGGATTGGCGAAATCAACCCAAACGTACTCAATCTTTGGAAAGGCCGCCGACAGTTGGCCGCCATCGAACAGCGCAACCCCCAGGCCGTCATTGATGAACTCCAAGCGCTCGGCATCGACAAAGGTGGTACCCATGTCGTGAACCACCTTGAATTTATTCCGGGTCATTACTCACCTCGTTACGCGTAACAGCGTTTTCCAGTTGGGCAAGCGCTCGACGCAGGGCAATCATTCCCCGTTCGACCGCATGCGGGTCAATATTGGCAATCTGGCCCATGGCCTTGGCCAAGCGTTCGGCATCGCCTTTAAGGGTGCCAATGCGATGCAGCACCTCGCCCTGCAGGTGGCTAAGCATTCGTGGTTGATTCGATACGCTCACTGCATCACCTCATCACTCGTTCGAAGGAAGCCCGGCTCGCTTGGCGAGGAACTGCGTGTACAAGCCGCCCGCGACATCCGCGCCGATGACGGCAATGACAATGCCCAACCCGGCAGCCAAATAGAGACTGTTCCAAAGAGCCAAGGCCAGCAGAAGCGTCGCCATGCCAAGCAAGCCAGACGCTAAGAAGCGCAGAGCAACGCGTTGCAGAATCTGACGCAAGCTCAGGTCTGCTCCGGAGGCTCGAAGCATCTCGCCCGACAGGCCGGCCATGCTCAACAAAATCAACAGCCATAGGGGCACATCAGCGAGCGCCTGGTGCTCGTTGTTCATCTGCATTCCTCAGGAAAGGTCGGCCCTAAGTCACTGGCATCCGCTTGGAGCGAGGAGCAGGCATGGGCCGTAAACGAAAAAGCCCAGCGCGATGGCTGGGCTCAAGAAAGCAAAAAGCCCGCCTAAAGAGACGGGCTTTGCACGCGGAAAAACCGCAAAGTAACTGAAAACATATAGATCGAAACCGGTCCTGTCAACCGTTAATAGTTTTGGTCCTCGATCAGGTTCAGTCTCGTCTGCTTATGGGCCGCCTGGACACACTCAGTTGAGGCAGCAACGTACTTAGTGAAGTATTCCTCAAACTGATCTTGGTTTCTGGCGATCATCCCCTGCCAAGAGAAGGCAGCGTCAGAGGCAGCGTCCCCACAGCTCTTGAATTGGGCGAATGGCCCGCCAAAGCGGTCCCCTTCAGCCGATAGCTTGTTTAGAGCAATCGCATGATTGCGCTGCGCTTTGGCGTCCATGCGCCCGGAGATAGTCAGTTCATGCCCAGTATCCATTGCCGCTCTCAGCCGGCTTATGAACTCCAACGCTTCATCCGGAGTAATTTTGGCAGCGGCCTCTTGAGCCTCCATGTACTTGCGCCCCCGATCTTCAGCTTCAGCGCTGACAGGTGCTTCTGAGCCCAAATCGATGACTTCTAGTTTCTGCTCGGCATTCGCAACCAGAGCTAAGCCAAGACAGAAAACAACTTCCAACGTCCGTTTCATCGTTTCATCCTATGCGAGTGATATCTGAATGATATCACTCGCATTTCGACGCCGCAGATCATGCAGCCTCACGGCGACTCTCAAGTGCACCATCGATCCAGGCAACCCCTGCCTTCCATAGCTGCCTAGTTTTCTCCACTTTGAAACCAAGCTTTTTTCCGACATCCGATAGCGAGGTGTCGCGAGAGGTGTAGTACTTCATGATCACTTTGCCGCACTCCGGATACCGCTTGAGCAGTCGCCCTACAAGACGGTCAATCATCAATGCGTCATCGTCAGTAATCATGGGCTCTAAAAGAGTATTCTCCCTCGACGCGCAGCAGGACACGCCCGATCCCAGTACAACCCATCGCCCCCAGTGCTCAAGTAGATCCTCTGCCGTTCTCTCCAAATGGCTCATGTGCCCTCCCCTCAATCCCCAGTGAAATTTGTCCCGCCCGCGCCCCGTCGGTTGGGTTCGTTGTAGTGCCGCTCTGGCCCCTCCATCCCGCTGCGGCTTTTCAGCCGTTGGATCTCTCTTTCTGCCGCCTGCAACTTAAAGCTCAGCTGCGTAACAAGCTCCTCAGGCGGAAGCACCAACCTAGACCCCTCAACAACCCAACCTGAACCGTTGCAATCCACACAAACCAGCTCATAAAACACGCCCGCTACGACCGCCCTGCCCTTACAAAACTGACACTGGACCAGGTCGAGGCGTGGCCTCTCAAAGCCAGCCTGAAGGCCCTTTTTCACGTTCTGCATTCTCCCCTGTAACTAATTCGTTGATTGGGCTGCGCGCCTTGCGTGGCTTGGCCTGTGGCCCGTTGTGAGGAATTGCGGATTGCACACCCGTCAACCCGTGAATGGCTGAAAATCCGATCCCATCTAACCATTCGTGCCATTGCTCCAGAGCCTCGCGTCGCAAGCCGTTGCCCTTGGTTTTGATGTAGGTATCAGCAACTTTCCCTAGCGAGTGATTGAGCAGCATTTCGCCAATAAATCCGTCCACCCCCATGTCGAGCCAAGCGGTGCGAGCCACCTTCCGGAGGTCATGGCTCGACCATGCGCGGCTGGCCAAACGCCGGAATACCGACGAGGCCTGGCTGGAACTAATGGGCTGCCCTTTGCGACCTGGGAACAGGTACTTGCCGGTGTACCCACTATCGAGCTGGACGGCCCGATAACGGCGCAACAGCGCGCACATCTGTGGGGTCAGTGGCAAACGGTGTTCGGTGCGCGTCTTGGTGTGCTTGGCGGGAATGACCCACTCGCCATGGCCCAAGGCGAAGTCCGGCCACTCTGCCCTACGACTCTCGCCAACCCGGGTGCCGTGGCAGATCATCAGCAGCGCCAACATGGCATCGACGGGCGCGGTGCTGAAGAGAGCGCCCAGCGCGGGCACCACCTCGTTCAAATGATCCGCGCGCAGTCGCCCATCTTTCGGCGAGATCTTGGTCTTGATGAAGTTCGTGAACTTCATCTCAGCCATGGGATTGCTGGGGATTAGCCCAAGCGCCCGCGCCGTGCTCACTGCCAGGCTCAACACCCTGAAAATCTGCCGAACGTAGGACGTGGAGCATTCAGCCTGGAGCGGCCACATCAACGACTTGTCCAGCACTGCTGGGGTGAGGGCGAGTATCGGCAACTCGCCGAGGCGGGGCTGCAAGTGCTTATTGATCACCGTGCGAACAGTGCTCTTCCACGAATCGGATAGCGACGCGTCACTTACGACGCGCCCCTTGAACCAGACCAGCAGGTCGGTAAATGTCAACAGACCAGCCAGGGCAACCATCTCGTCCGGACGGCACAGCAGGCGCTGCCGTAGTCCGGGAAGCTCGGCAAAAATTGCCGCCGGACCATACTCAGGGAAGCGCGCTAGCCGGTTCCACTTGCGGCGAACAACCAGGAACCACGTTCCAGCCTGCCGGCTCTGGTCGAATCGAAACCTCAAGCCCGGATATCGTGGGTCACGCAGGTCGCGCACCGACTTATCGGCGGCCTGTCGGCGCACCTCGGCCTCGCTCAACTTCACTTCCCGTGTCGCACTCATGCGACCACTACCGCCTCAGCCAGCAGAATCGCCTGGGTTCGCATCACCCCTTCAGCGTGGTAACGCCGCGCGGTCTCTCGGTCTATAGCTTTGCTACGCCCGTCGCAGACATCGTGGCAAGTGCCGCATGCCCAGGCGCCCTGTAGGTCGTGCGGCTTGCTGCCGACCCCACAAGTGCCAGCCATGTGGTAATGCGCCAAGACGGTGGTCTCGGGATTGCCGTTGCAGATGCCCGGAATGCGCACCTGGCACTCCCGGCCGCGTGCCGCCTTGGTCAGCTTGGTTTGACGCATGGCTCGAACTCCTCCTTGCCACGGTGAGATTCCCACTCGAAGGGCACCACCACCCCGCCGCCCTCGCGCAAGCGGTCGTAACACCGCTCGCCCATGGCGTGGCGCAGCTGGCTGGCCTCCAAATTGGAGATCACCACAGTGGGGCGCATCTGCTCATAGCGCCCGTTGATGATCGAAAACAGGGTTGTCAGCTCGAACTCGCTCGGCTGCTCTTTGCTGACGCCTACCTCGTCGAGCACCAGCAGCGACGGCTCGATCAGGCTGGACAGGATGTCGGCCTCGGACTGTTCGCTGTGGCGGTCGTAAGTGGCGCGGATGGACTGCAGGATCGCGCCGACCGTGCGGTACACGGCGGTGGCAGAGGTGTTGCGCATCAGCTCGTTGGCCATGCCGGCACCCAGGTGGGTCTTGCCAGTGCCGACCTTGCCCAGCAGCATCAGGCAGCGCCCGGTGCGCTCGATCTCCTCGAACGCGGCCACGTAGCGCGTGCAGTAGGCCAGGGCCTTGCGCTGGCCTTCGTGCTCGATGCGGTAGTTGGCCAGGGTGCGCTCGGCGAATCGCTTCGGGATCAGCGCTGAACCCAACTTGCGGGTCATGGCCTCGCGCTTCAGGCGGGTTTCCTCGGCCCGCTGCTTGGCCTGGCGCTCGGCAATGGCGGCCTTCTCGCACTCTGGGCAGTGCCCAACGATCTCGCGCCCCATGAGCATGGTCACCCGCTGCTCGAAGTCGCCGTGATGCTCGCAGTGCGCAGGCTGGACCCGGAAGCCGGCGGCGTTTCGCACGTCGGACATGGTAATCACCGATTCAGATCGCATAGGTACCGTCCTCGCGCTCGGTCAGGCCGCCGGTGTAGTCACGGTCACTGAAACCGTGGTGGCGGCTGTTGGGGTTGCCTTTGGCAGGCCCCTGGGCGTTAACGCGCTTGGTGATCCACTCGATCTCGAAGCTTTGCCACCCGCTCTCGACCACGATTTCCATAGCCTTGGCAGGCCGTATACCGAAGGCGATGCACTGATCAAGCTTGGCGTTCAGGCCACCCCATATCCGTTCGGTCATGGGCGCCTTTTTCGCCTTGCGGACAACCAGGTAATCGGCGAGCAGCGATTTGTCCAGGTTGTGACGGTTGTCGGCCAGCATAGCGGCCAATCCAAAGGCGGCTTTGCGCTCAGCCTTCGGCGGAGTCGACTCCGATTCGCTGGGGGGGGATGTAACATCTTCCGAAGGAAGATTTACATAGGGGGTATCTTTCTTAGAATAAAGAAGGGAGTCGGCGGTTTTGGTCTGATTCGACTCTGATCCGATTCGGACCACTTCAGCCGAGTCGGCTGTTTTGGTCTGTTTCGGATCAACGTAGATCCAATCCTTCGGGTCATTCACACCGATGTCGCCCCGGGCACCACCCTCACGGAACAACACGCGACGGCGCAGCAGGCTGGAAACCGCCTTGGACACGGTGTCAGGGTGAGCGTGGATGGCTTTCGCGATGTCGGTAGCCGGGATGCGCTGGGCGCCCGCACCGAAGTTGATAGTGGCCTTGGCCACGTACAGCACAATCTTCATCTCCCGAGCTGGGAGATCGATAGCCAGCAGGCCATCCATGAGCTGGTTGTCCATCCGGGTGAACCCCCTGGACTTGTCAAGTGGGACGATGTTTGTCATGCTTAAACCCGTTGTAATGCTGTAGAGAAAGCCGCCCCGCCAGGCGGTTTTTTTTCGTCTGCAATTCCATTACTGGATGGATTCGCAGGTGTGTCAGTCATCTACTGGCAATAGGCCAAGTCGAAGACAATCAGCTCACCAGTCACGCTGCGGCCCCCTTCTGGTCAGCCTTCAGATCGCCACGTGTAAGCCTTTCGATCTGGTACTGCCGAAGCTCGGGCACTTCCTGCCACTGGCGGACTGCTTCGTAGGTCACGCCAAGGGCTTTCGCGAGCGCCGAGATGGAACCGAAATGTTTAATTGCCTGGCTTTTGGTCATGGCGACCTCCTTTGCTCGTCTTGGTATTCAAGCATGCTTGCATATTCAAAACAAGCATGCTTGCCAAGCAACCTTGTAGATTGCGCACATGAAGACCACTGATCGAATCACCAAACTCGTACTAGCCCGCCGGCCTGAACTTGGCGTGCGCAACGTCAAGCGGGACATCGCCAATACCTGTGGGATCAGCTATGAGGCTGTCCGTCAGTGGTTTGCCGGTGACACCGAGAACATCAAGAACGAGAACCTTGTTGCCCTAGCTGATGGCTACGACACGACGGTGGATTGGCTTCTTGGAGGTAAAGGCGAGCCGCCGCGCAAGTCGGAGCCGAAGCCCCGGCCGGCCAATGAGCCGAGCGCTCCCATATCCGCTGCGGACGCAGTTCGAAAAATGCTGGAAAAACACGGGAAAGGCCTTACAGCGGAGGCTCGGCAAAGCATTGTGCGCGCTGTTGAGGAGGATCCCCAGGGCGAAAGTGGAAGCGGGTTCATCATTACGGCCGCCGACACGCGAGATGGAGATATCTCCATCCCACAATACGACATCCGCGCCGCAATGGGCCATGGCCAGGTTCCTGCCGAGTACAGCGAAGTCATTCGCAATGTGGTGATCCGCGAGGAAGTGCTGCGGGAGAAAGGCGTGACCTACTCCACCGCTCAGGCCCTGGCGATGATCACCGGGTGGGGGCAGAGCATGGAAGGGACGATCAACGATAAGGACCCAGTGATAGTCGACCGCGGAGTGAACGACTACCAAGGCGAAGGTGTGTATGTGCTCACCTGGCTTGGTGACTTGCTGATCAAACGCCTGCAGCGCAAAGACGAAGATCATGTTTGGTTGATCTCTGACAACCGGAAGTATGATAAGCAATCAGCTAGAATCGATGATGTAACGATCCACGCCAAAGTTCTCTTGGTATGGAACGCAAAAAAAATATAACCAACACTAGAAGAACGAAACATGCATAGGACGGCAACCTTTTACGATTTAAAGATTACGGCCGTGGGAATTTCAAGAGCCGAGGGCAATGAAGCGTTTTTTGACACGGACCCTAAAAGCTTAAGAGAAATATACGCCGACATCAAACAGTTATTTGATTCCGGCGACCAGATAGTAAAAAAAGGTACGAGTGACAAATCCGCTAAACTTTATCTCTCTGACCTAAGCGTTCAAGGTGATAAAGTTGTATTGCTTGTCAACCGGAGCGATCCTTTCGCGCCGGACGCCGTATCGACTGACCCCGAGGCGAAGAGCCGCGTGGTACACATGAAGCCACCTGGCCATGGTGGCGATTATTCCGCCCACGTAGTGCTCACACTTGACCCAATACTGGGTGACAACTATTACCTTTGCGTGATAGAAACTGTATACGGCTCCGGCCTTCATGCAAGCAGCATCAGTGACTACATCAAGCATTTAGTTAGGGCATGCAAAAAGCAGTTCCCTAACAAGTACAAAATACCCAATATCAACGGCGCAAAGACCCCCCGAGGCAACCCTTTGTTGGTAAACCTCGTGCACTCTATCGAATTTCAAGGCCATCCCTCTCTAGAATTTGAAAAAGACCTTGAAACAGGTTCACTTTCCTCCATCCAACTTCTGAACTTCGCGAACGAAGGCGCGGTATGGGACCAGAAAGGTGACATTAGAGAGCGAGTGAGGACTATCGAACTACGTCCTGAAAAGAAAATGCAAACAGCTGTACTTACTGCGGTAAGGCAGGTACGCAATCAGGTCACCCGCAATAAACAAGAATACAAGCATCTAAGACTTAGATTCAAGAACGAAGACGGGGAGCCGAAAGATGCCACAATTGACGCGGACAGCGGCAAGCTTATCGACAGCCACAAGTACGTAAAACGTCACACAATCGATGCACCGCTCGTCAACACAAATAGCTTTGACAAGATCAATACGCTTATAATAAAGGAAGTTCTAGAGCTCATGGAGTAAGCACATGCTTATAGGGCAACTAATTCGACCTTTTGGGTACTTAGCAATTAGGCATCCATTTAAATGGGTTGTCGATTGGCTATACCCTGCCATCTTAACCGGAGCTACTATCTGGCTCATGACGCTTGCGTCCCCGTTGATCAAGCTCATTGAGCCGGGAGGGCTTATTGCATTGACGCTATCATTTGTGCAGTCACTCCCAGGATTCTATATCGCAGCACTAGCAGCTATCGCTACTTTTGGACGAGCGGATATCGATGACATCCTTCCGGAACCAACTCCTAAAATGGTTGTTATTCTTAGAGGAAAGCAAAACACCATCGATTTAACCAGGCGGCGTTTCTTAGCTATGCTGTTCGCCTTCCTCACTGCCGAGAGCATACTGATAGTCTTGTCTTGTATTGCTCTAAGCTCGTTCGGCACGGCCATCAATGAATATAGCGGTTTGGCTTTCAATACTTGTGTAGCTATATTGGTACTATTGGTCTATCAGATGGTCTTGGCAACATTCTGGGGCCTTTACTATTTAGGATACAAACTCCAAGAATGACATAGCCCGCCTTGGCGGGCTTTTTCATGCTTGTCAGAAAGGCGCCCCTTCCTCCTCCGGCTCAATCAGAGCCACATCCTCTCCCCTATCGATCACGCGGTCATCATCGGTGGGCAAATCCCACTGCAGGATCACCGCCCCATCATCACAGAAGGTCATGTCCAGGCCGTCAGTCTCGGCCAGTAGCTCCATGATCGACTGCCAATCATGGTCAGCATCGGTGTCCATGCGGTGAACCAAAACCCTCCTGCCCAGCTGGGCCAGTGGCGAGTTAATCATTGCCGAAACCCTCAGCCCTAGCCGCTCAAGGGTAGTGAGCTCATCCATCCGAACTGCATTTTCCTGCGCTGACATCCGCCACCTCCTACGTACTGGACATCCATACAGTAAGAGAAAACCACGAAAGCATGCTTGCGTTTTAAAAACAAGCGTGCTTTTATAAATGCAAGTTCGCTTGCATTTGCAAACGAGCACGGCGGCTACGGCAGCCACCGCTCTTTACACAACTCGATACCCGTCACCCTCAGCGGCACATGAGGGCAGCCGCTGCCTCATGCAGTGAGCTGGGTTCAGGTAACCAAGTGGCGCGCATGCCAATGCGGGGAAGCGCGTAGCCCAGAGAGCGATGGGCGCCTGGATCACTTCGATTTCACTGGCTGGCCTTGGTGACAGGGCCAGACGGGAAATCAACTGGAGAAGAGCGATGCAGAGTGAGCATCAAGAAAAAGATAGGTCGGCCAACGCACCGACGCTGGAGGGCAGAGTTGAGGCTGCCCTGATGACCCTGGCCTGCCAGGGTGAGCCCGGGCTGAGAACTAAGCTCCCGCTCATGCATCCCAGCCGGGAGATCGATAAAGACAGCTGCTTGAAGTACGCGACCATCGTCCTCAGCAGGACGATAGCTGCTTCATTACGAGCTTTGCCTCCTCAGCGCTTTGAGATGACTTCGAAAGAGTTAGCCGGATATCTCGCTTCAGAATTCGAATGTCCGTAACGCCGTACCAGAAACCATCAACCAACTCGATTGCATCACCCACCTTGATGGGTTGGTCCGTTTCGTGATGGGTCGGATTCATGTCGTCGCAGTCGTGCAGATACTTGAGTTTGAACTTGCGCATGAGCGCGTGCCCTCCTTTGCAGGCTGTGTTGTGTGAGAGCGCTCAGCCTAGCGCAAAGCCCGTCACCTGGGCAGTGGTGAGCTGGCCGCAGGCCATCAACATTCAGCCCACCGAGGACACTTCATGGAAACGATCACTTGCGGCTCATGGATTGGCCAGCTCGGCAAGGCGCTGGCTCCCCGTGAGCTCGAAGCACTGCTGTGGGTGGCTCAAGGCCTCACCACCAAAGAGATCGCCCGCCAGATGTCGGTCAGCCCGGGCACCGTGGCCAACCGGATCGAGGCAGCGCTGTTCAAGCTGGAAGCCGGCCGGCGTATCGAGGCGGTCACCAAGGCCATGCGCCAACAGATCATCAGCCCGCTCTGCATCGCCCTAGCCGCCCTCATCGCCATGCATGCGGTGATCAACGACAGCGACCCCATGCGCCGAGACCGCCGCGCGCCGGAGCGCCGCACAGCCCAAGTTCGAATCGTTCGCAAGGCCGAGGCCTTCGAGCTCCACGCCTGACCCACTGAGGACCATCCCAATGCAAGCAGCCATCCAACAAAGCCAGGACAAGCTCGAAGCCCTGCGCCAGGAAGTGATCACGGCCACCGAGTCCTTCCGCAGCAAATCGCGCTTCTTCGTCACCCAGAGCGGTAACGGCTGGGCCGTCGTTTCGGCCAGCAACAACCGCGTGTACGGCCGCAACACCAGCTACGCGCAGGCAGTTCGCTACGCCCAGAGCCTGGAGCGCGCCATCGACGCCAAGACTCTGCCTATCGTAGCGGTAGTGAAGGTCCGCCAGGTGGGCGAAAGCGCTACGCGCTGGTGCTCGCTGCTGGCCCCGCTGTTCATCGTTGCGGCAGCGGTTGCTCAGTCATGAGTCGCGGGGTCAACAAGGTCATCTTGGTCGGAACCTGCGGCCAAGACCCGGACGTGCGCTATCTGCCGAACGGAAACGCCGCTACCAACCTCAGCCTGGCCACCAGCGAGCAGTGGACAGACAAGCGCTCGGGCGTGAAGGTCGAGCGTACCGAGTGGCACCGGGTATCGCTGTTCGGGAAGGTAGCCGAGATCGCCGGCGAGTACCTGCGCACCACCCCACCGCCTACTACCTCGGGCGCGCCTGCCGCGACACACAGCCAGTCACGCGATGCCCAGCCACATGGCTGGATGACAGTGGACTGCGGCTGGTGGCTTGCCGGCTGGCATGACCGTGAGCATGGAGCTGTCCGCTTGAAACGCATCACCGCCCCCGTCCGGCACCAGCATCACATCTTCGGTCTACTCTATTTCAATCGTCCTCAGGCATACAAAGGTAACTTTTTTCCGCCATCTTTCTTTTGATATACCGGATAGTAAGCATGGCCTCGTCAAAAGTTGTGTTAACCCTTCCGCCAGTAAATTCGTTAATTGCAGTTGCCTGCTTGCATCGTTTCCATCGACCCAAGGATGCATATAGAATTCTCAGAGATACGGGATAGTATTCTGGAAATCTTCTGAGTTCATAAATCACTGCAACTTGTCGATCAACGAACGGGTCATCACCCCTAGGACTTATATTTAGATCCTCGAGTAGCTTGTGATAGCGGTCATACTGCTTGCTGCGTTCCTCAGCATTCTTGACGCTCACATAATGATACAAGGCGCAAAAAGCAACAATTAACGATACAACCACAGCGATTGTGCCGTTGTACTTGTTTATTAACTCTAGAAGCTCCATTTACCGAGGCTCTCACCCAACAATCGAGAGCAAATTTTATCACACTTTTCACTGTACCGCATCCAGCCACGGAGGGCGGCGCATGCATGGAGAAAGCCATGAGTTACTACAACTGCGACTACGTCCGCCGCCACTACGACGTAACGGCCGAGATCGGGCGCAGCGTGATCGCCAACGGCGAGCCGGGAGTGATCATGGCCGATCGCGGTCATTACATCGGCGTCATCCTCGACAGCGACCCGAAGAAACGCATCCGCAACTACCATCCCACCTGGGAGATGCAGTACGGCGAGATGGCCAAGAAGCTTCCGCTAAAGCGCTACCAGGTGCTCGTCGCCGGCTGGGGCTGGTGGGACATAACCAATCGAAACATTGTCGATGTGTTCGCTAGCACGCCGTCGCAGGCCAAATACAAGGCCTACGAGCGCTGCGAGTATTCGGATTCAAGGTCAGAAGGGGATGATTATCCAATTAAACCAAGCCCTTGGCTTTCAAAAAGTCTATGTCGTACATGACCTTAAGAATTTTCAAGGAACAAGCCTTGCGAATCTGTTCAACATTTGAGTAATCCATCGTAGAAAGATCCAGCGCAATCCCGATCAAGTCCGCGATTTTTTGCTCGGCCGTCTGTTTCTTTGCTATTGCCTCGTCTGCCGCCTCTCTGAGACTAGAGCTATTACCACCTTTTTCGAGAACCATCTTAACCCCTTCAGCAAGACTATCCGCCTCCCGCCGAAAGTGGTCTTTCAAACTCTCAATAAATTGTAACTGGATTGACAAAAACGCCTGAGCCTTCGCCATCTCAAGCTCAGCTCGCGCCAGTTCCAGCTGCTGAACTTGCTGTTGAGAAGCTAGCTTCTAATGATCATCTAACTTAACAAATTCTTTCACCTGATTACTCAGCAACTCACGCTGAAGATAAACAGTCTTGAGTACAGCCAGCAAAGTTAAAAATGAAAACAGTGGACCGAAAACCCCGCCAACATAGCTCCCAAAAGTGGACCAGTTCGCAGCCTCTGCCGACAGCCCACCGCCAAACTTGAGACGATAAACGTAAATTGCTACCCCCACCCCAGCCGCCCCCAAAGTCAAGATAAACAACCAAAAACTCAGAAGTTTTTCTGAAAGCTTCACCACTTTACCCCTTGCAGTCCAAATTTTAGTTGCGAATATACCCCGGAGATAACTTTAATGCCCACTGCAATCGACCTGTTCGCCGGCCTTGGCGGATGGAGCACCGGCGCGCGCGCCGCAGGCGTCCAGGTTCTCTGGGCGGCAAACCATTGGCCTGTGGCCGTTGAATGGCACAGCGCCAACCACCCCGACACGCAGCACGTCTGCCAGGACTTGCACCAGGCGCGCTGGGAACAGGTTCCGGCACACGATATCTTGCTTGCCTCGCCCTGCTGCCAGGGCCACGCCAAAGCCCGCGGCAAGAAGTCGGGCAACCCTGAGCATGATGCTTCGCGCTCGACGGCCTGGGCACCGGTATCAGCTCTGGAGTTCCACCGGCCGCAGGCGGCAGTGATCGAGAACGTGCCGGAGTTCACCGACTGGGTGCTCTACCCGGCTTGGCTACAGGCAGTTCAGGCGCTTGGGTACCAGGCCGCGCCGCACATTGTCGACTGCGCCGATCTCGGCGTGCCGCAGCACAGGGTGCGCCTGTTCATGGTCCTGACCCGCAGCAAGGCCCCACTGATGCTGCAGCTGCCGCAGGAACGGCACGTGCCCGCCGCCAGTTTCCTCGACTTCGACGCCGGGCGCTGGTCGCAAATCGAGAAGCCGGGCCGAGCCCAAGCCACGCTCAACCGGGTCCGCAACGGCCGCCAGCGCTTCGGCAACCGCTTCATCATGCCCTACTACGGCAAAGGCTCCGGGACCACCGGCCGCGACATCACCCGGCCAATCGGGACCATCACCACCTTGGACCGATGGGGCTTGGTCGACGGAGACCGCATGCGCATGCTCAGCGCCAGCGAGGCCCTGGCCGCCATGTCGTTCCCTGCTGACACCCTTCGCCCGGATAACCACAGGCTCACTATGCACATGGCGGGCAATGCGGTGCCGCCGCTGGCTGGACAAAGAGTGATCGAGGCATTGTTGAAAGCAGCCTGATTCTTCCGGCTCTTTCCGGACCAAAAACGCTCCACCGCCGCAGTCCTTCTCCGTCACACTGTCGAAGAAGCCTTGAGGCTTGAGCATCGAATCAGACTGCCATTACTCTCGTGGGTTGAGCCACCGCGAAGATCGACGATGCGGGGCATAATTATCGTGGGATGCGAAATGACCGAAACGAACCTAGAGAAATACCGGAAGGACCTGGATGCTTTAATCGATGAAGCCCAAACTGTCCGCGACTCGCTTTACAACGAAGTCCAGCCCGAGGATTTCATGGAGTGGGTACTTGAGGAGGTAAAAGGGGATGAGGAATTAGCGGAGAAACACATCCTCCAAATGAAGTCTTTCCGGGTCGCTTACCACCACTGGTACTCGGAAGCCGTCGTGGTGATAAAGCAGTTGCTGCCGGACCGTCATGCCGACTTCGTCCGGCTGTACGAGAGACCCAAAACTCGCAAAGAAATCACTCTCGACACATACCGTATCGAGGACGCTTGCCAAGGCATCAGGCGAACGACAGCTAACGGTACGGTCGCAAGCAAAAAATCTGCCCTGTCCTTGCTGGACCAGCAGATCGCAATTCTTGAGTCGGTGAAGCGCAGGTTCGACAGTTCTCTCTTCGACATCCGGCAGCTTGTGCAGGCGGACCTCTTTGACTCGGAGTTAGACACGGCGCGAGCCTTGCTCAAGGCCGGATTTTCCCGCGCTGCAGGCGCTATTGCCGGGGTGGTATTGGAAGGGCATCTGAAGGAGATTGCCGCGAAATATCAGCTTTCAAAGGCCCTGAAAACTATCAACCCAATAAACCATGCGCTGAAAGCAGCCGGTGCGATCGACCAGGCGCAGTCGCGTCACATCGAGTTCCTCGGGGATATTCGCAACAAATGTGGCCACAAAGGCTCCGACGACCCGACTGCTACTGAGGTTCAAGACCTCATTGAAGGCACCGTAAAGGTCATCAAGACCATCTTCTGATTTGTTGGGGCTGCCCTGCCCCATCTCAAAGCTCGTCAACCGCACCAGCCAAACGCCAGCCGTTTTTCTCATGTTTCCACTCGCCTTGGAAAGAGTCCGAAGCCGGTATGGGACGCGCTTGATAGCGGAAATTTAGTCGACTACTCGGGCCAACTTCGAGCGCAGGAGGAGTTGTTCAAAATCAGGGGGAAAATCTAACCGGCTCGCGTCAAGAGCCGCCTATCCGCCAGGGCTTCGTCGAGTGCTTCCGCGGGCTGGAGCCCGAGGGAATTCTGATATTCAAGTGGAACGAAACCCAGGTGCTGGTCAGCGAGCTGTTGGCCCTCACCGATGAGAAGCCCCTGTTTGGCCACAAGTCCGGCAAGCGCGAAAAGACGCACTGGATCACCTTCATGAAGCGCCCAGCAGCCTAACCCCTCCCCCTACAAATCAAGCCCGCTGACATGCGCGGGCGAGGATGACCTATGTCCGCAACAGAACGATTCCACCACACCGCGAATGACTGCCTGGAGCGCCTGGCGGCCGAGCTCTGGCCAGAAGCCAAGCTGGCTCTGGTCATCTACACCCCTGAAAAGCCTGAGCTCGATATCGTGCTCAAGGACAGCGGCCTCAACGTCGACGAGGTCGTGAACACCCTGCGCCGTCGCGGCGGCCTAGGCCTGGATGGCGAGACCATCTACAAGCGCCTGCTCTGCGACGCGATCATCGGGGCCATGGCTTGCGGCAAGCAAAATAGCAACCCGCCGCCTGCTGATCACTGGGGTCAGGAGTTTTGGGATATCGGCCGGGCCGAGGGAGCGCTGCAGGAAGAACTGGTTCAGGCACTCCGCCTGGCTCGCAAAGAGCTGGAGGCCTGCCAGCGGGTGATCCACTACACCGGCGGCTTCGATCCGGCCTACGTCAATGATGCCCAGGTTGCTCTCAAGGCTACTGACGCAGTCTTGGCCAAAGCACCTCTCTGACCACCAACCTGCCGCCACCGGCGGCGTGGAGACCAACATGAATACCGCCTTCCTACTGATGGCCCAGTACAACGGCCAGGCCATCATCCCAATCGACCTGGTATGCAAGGACTACTTCGATATCACCCCAACCAAGCTCAAGGCCAAGGTGGCCAAGGGCGAAATCAACCTGCCGCTAGTCTGGATGGAGGCGAGCCAGAAAGGTGCTCGCGGTGTGCACCTGAACGACCTGGCCGCCTACATAGATGACCAGCACGCTAAGGCTAAGGCCGAGCAGGACAAGCTCATGGGGCGACATAGGACTGGGCGGTCGCACTGACCGCCACATGCACTCGGACTGGCTTTCAATATCGGCTGACTGCTGAGTCGCTCTTATCCAAGGATGAGATGCCGCGCACCAACTCGCGCATTGCGGTCGCCGCGTCTCTCAGCCCAGGACCATTGCCATCTACCTTTTCACTGGAATAGCAGCCTAAGTTCTCACAAACCGTTTTAGCGCGATCGTAGGTCTCAGGATACAACGATTTGTTTTTTTCTAAAAACGCCAAAACAGATAGTGAGTATCCAAGCTGCATGCCTGGGGTTGAGAAGTCCCAAGGATCGGACAACGCTGCTGCTTGGCGCTCTACCCTCCTGATCTCACTGAGCTCACTCAAGCCCTCTTTCACCGACTGCTGATAACTCACGAATCCCGAAATTATGCCGACGATCAGCAATGTGTAACAGGCATGAATCCATTTCGCCCACTTCGTATTGTTCGAAATGAACAAGCTGAAGATTGATGCGAGGGTGCCAACAGCACCAAACATCCCCCAAAACCCTAAATCGGTCAT